TCCCAGAACACGTGCAGCCAGCGCGGCGGGATCTGCCGGATAATCGGCTCTGTGGTTTCCCCCGTCACCAGCGGCCCCAGATAGGCCATGACGGCGGTCTGTTCGGTCTGCGGTTGCATCATCCCCCAATCACCAGATACCCGAATGTCCTGTCTGTCTGCGCATTGTTGGCGTGGGTGATCGTAAACGCCCCGCCCGCTGCCGCTACACTGGCGTATGTGGTCGCGACTGCTGCCGCAGCGTTGGCCGTGGTCGGCGTCAAGATCACCACGGCATTGCGGTTGACGGTCGTCAGCGTGACTGTGGTTGTGGTGGTGTCTGCCGTCAGCGTCACCGTTCCAACCGCATTCGACCGGCCCTCGATCAGTTCGCGAATGGCCTGGTGCACTTGCCGTTCGGTGGCGCCAGTGGGCGGAAGCGTGTTCACCGCTGGCCTTGCCTCGTCGCCAGTGTCTCTAGCCCCTTGGCCGCCGTCCAGGTTGCCCCGGCCGGGATGGTCAACCGCGCCCGCGCAATGTTGCCCGACTTGTGCGCCGGACAGATTCCAGTATCTTCCATGCTTTCCGCCGTGCCAAACGTCACGCTGTCCGCATCGCGTTCGCGCACTGCCAAGGCGATCTGGGCTTGTGATGTATCAACAGCCGGTCGGGTGCCCTTGAACATCACCCGCCCGCCCTTGGAACCGTCTGCCGTGGTGATCGATGCCGCCATGCTTGACCCGGCCTGCAGCGACAACGCATGATCGTTCGAGAACAGACCCATCACCTGAGCACCGCCGCGCCAGAATGGGCTATCAAACGAGAACGGCAGATCGTCGACCGTGCCGTACCCGTCCATCGTGTCCAAAGTGACCCCGGGCGATAGCCATTGCACCAGCGTCTCAACGGTCAACTCGGCGTAGGTGGCCTCATCCAGCGACCAATCATAGATCAGCAGCCGGTTGGGCGTGGTGCCGATGTTGTCCCGGCTGACATAGGCCCAGACGATGATCGGCTTGACCGGATTGGCCGCGCCCATCACCGTCAAATCCGTTCCCGTCTTCTTATCGGCCAGGAACCATTTGGCCCATTTCTTGGTCCCGACCTGGACGGACGATGCAGAACGCAGATCGAAGCGGCGGATGCCGTCAGCGGCCAGATAATAGGCATTGGCGCGAAGCCGGACCAGAGAATGCGGAGCGGCCAGACCCGCCGCGCCTTCGACCTCGTCAAATTGGAAGATCACAGCAGAACCCGGCACATAGGTTCCGCGCGTCACCTTGTTGGCCTGGAACACGTAAACTGTCTCGCCGCCGATGATGCCGCGCACCGGCCCGCCGTTGGGGAAATCCTGATAGTCGCTTTCGTTGGTGCCCGCCGTCCAGCCTTCCGCGTCTCCAATGGCAGACCATTGCACCCGCTTTTCATTGTTGGCGATGGCACCCAGGAACACGAACTCACGGACAATATCGATATATCGCGCCGCTGGTGGCGATCCGCCCAAGACCTCAAAATTAGCCGATGTCGTCAGATCAAACTTCTGTGGCCCATCGACCACGTTTGTGGCAATCAGCAGTGTTCCGTACAGGGCGAACTTCCATTGCTCGCCTGATCCCACCAGATAATCATCACCGGGGATTGTCACCGGATCGCCAATGGTGATGATCTCGCCGGCATCGTCAAGGATGGTCTCGCCGGCATCGCTCAGGATCGGCAAATCCTCATTCGTGACCAGATCGCCGTCATCGTCGTAAACGTACTCGACCCCCGACACGTTTTCCCACGATGCAACGTCATTCAGTTGAAACAGACTGTTCTGTGTCCCCGCAAACGTCTCGACCGTGCCATCGTCAAGCAGAACAGAAACCGCGCCCCTGACCTCTCTCGGAAGTTCCGCCGTCGATGGCTCTGCGTCCGCCAAGGGCTGGAAACCGTTTTCACCGGGAACGACGTTCTTCGCGTCGATACAGACGGGCGTGTTGATGCCGGCGCTGTCTGGATGCCATGAGCCAAACGGAATCACTCTATCGGCCTCGCATGGATGCGCAGCCGACGGCCGGAATAACGCAAGTCAGCGTCGGTCTGATTGATGCCGGATGCATGGCTGCGGTAGCGGGCCAGCCAGGACAAGGCAAGGTCCGGTTCCTGCATGAACGAAAACGCCTCATACATGCAGGCGGCAAAGTACAGTTGCCCATGTTCATCGATCATCGAACCTGTGGGCGCGTCCGATGTCACGGCGGAAAACCGCTGGTAATAGGTCACGGTCAGACCGCCCGTGTAAGACGGCGCGACTTTGAGTGATGTTCCTTCGATGGTGTAATATCCTGGATTGCCGTTATCGGCCTCCGCCAGACGCAACGCCAGCTGATCCGGGCTCATGTAGTCGAGCCCCGCCGTGTCCGTCGTCCCCCGCGTGATGCGGCGCACAGCAAGGCATCCGCTCGGCAGCGTGCCGACGCCGCTGGTCATGGTCACTGTGGCCGATGTTTCCATGATCGCGGCCCGCACCGGCTCAGAATACAACGGCTCGCTGCGGTCCTGGCCCTGGCCGAGATAAATACGATCTTCGACCAAGGCGACGAACGTCGGGAACCGTGCCGAGAATGTGCTATCGCTGCGCCCGCAATAGGCTTGCACCTCCGAGCGTAGCGACGTGTAGTCCGTTATCGCCATGTTATGCGGCCACAGCCTTGATCACGGCGAAGTTGAACACGGGCGTCTCAGTGGTGGTGCCCGATTTGGTGTTCAGCGTCAGCTGGAACGAACCGGCAGCAACAGCGGTCACGTCCATATCGTATTTGTCCGTGCCGGACTTCTGGTTGACGATGATCGTATCAGTTGCCGCAACCGTGCTGTTTGAGACCGTGAAGCTGAACGGCGTGGTGCTGCCAGCGGCAGAGAACAACGTGATTGAGCCGCATACCTTATCGACCGTCACAGTGGTTGTGCGGCTGGTGCCTTGTACGCCAGCGCCGCCCGCGCCCGTGGCGTAGCCCATGCCCGCAGTCGGACCGGCCGACGTGATGGCCAGAGCGCCGGCAATGGCGCGCGTAGCAATGATGTTGCCGGTTGACGTGCCGCCGAGCGTAATGGTCCCCGACCCTTTGGCGTCGATCTTGAGGCTTTCATTGGTGCCAGACGACGTGACCGAGATCGCAGCGCCCGCCGTTGCGGCAGCACCCGTCAGCTTGACGCCGGTTGCTACCGATCCCGTGTTAGCATCGACAGTCAAAACCGGGTTGGTGGCACCGTTGGCACCGACCGACAACGCGGCAGCGCTGGTGCTGGTGACTGTGGCGGCACCCGTCACGCCAAGCGCGCGGGCGACGGTCACAGCGCCCGTGCCAGTACCGTTCAAGGTGATGGTTCCCGAGCCCTTGGCGTCAATCGTCATATTCTCGTTGGTGCCGGACGAAATCGCCTTGACGGCAAGCCCGCCAGCCGCGGCAGCACCAACCACCTCGAGGCCGGTCGCAGCGCTCGCTGTGTTGGCGTTGATCTTCAGAACAGGATTGCTCGAGCCGTTCGGGCCAATCGCGATGGCGTTGGCACTGGTAGACGTCAGGTTTGAAATAGCAGCCATGTGAGAGGTTCCCCGTTAGGCGTTGTAGATGGTGGTGCTGTCGTCGGCGGTGATGTAGGCGCCGAAGTCGTCAACGATTTCTTCTCCAGGGCTGACCAGCTGCGCCGCAAGATTTGGCAGACCAGCAACAAAGCCTTGTGCGTTGATGTAACACTCCGCACTCGTGGTGATGCATGCAGCCGTCAGCGCGGTATTGTTGGCGGCCACGAGCGGACGCGGAAACACGATGTTGACGGTGCCGCCGACGCTGACAGCCGGTGCCCAGCCGCGCCACAGGATGGTGGCCCCGCTCTTGACGACAACCTCGGTGCCGACCGAAGCGTCCTTGTTGGTGATCTGCATGGCGCTGAGATAGTTCGCCAACAGATTGCCAGGCGCCGCCGCCAGCGTCACGTCAGTGGTATCAACGATGCCACCGGACGCCGCCGCATAGGACCAGCCACCGGCTTCTGACGACACCGACGCACTGGACGTGCCGCCCCCGCCGCCGCTCATGTTGCCGTATTCGTCAACCGTCACCGGCACGGACTTGCCGCTGTAGGTGCGGGCGTACAGATGCGCGATTGCCATATGTCAGGCCCTCAGATGATGATTTCAGCGGTTTTCAGGTAGCGCCAGTCGGGATCGTTGAGCTTGCGCGCCACCCGCTCCCACTGGTCAGGGTCATGCACGTCAAGCCCGTCTTCGATCAGCCATTTGTATTGAATGGCAATCGGGATCGACGCCACCCGCCACATGTCCTTGTCGCGGGCGTAGTAGTCCCGCCCCGCGTTGGCTTTGATCTTGTTGCTATCGACAATCGGTTCCGCGTCCTGCTCGTAGTGGAGGAGGAAACCATCGCTGGTGTCCTCCCACCACATCGTCAGGCCGCGCTGTGGATCGTGCTCAAACAGACGCTTGGCCATCGCTATCCCTTACGACGTGGTCAAGTCGGCAATGATACCGCTCGACTGCTCGTTGCGTGACTTCAGCGTGGCCTCGCAGCTGATCATGCGACGGATCGAATGGCCCGTCTTGGCCAGCGGCTCCGTTTTGAACGGTTGCAAGAACAGCAGTTCCCAATAGGCCGGATCAGCCAACAGCGCTGAACGGTCACGCGAGAATCGGTTGGGAACGATCATGTGACGGCCGAAGTCAGAGACGTACACGTCAGCGGCCCCGATCAACGTCACCATGTCGGATGATTTGACCTCGTTGGTGGCCTGAGCAATGCCGGCAAACGACGACATGATTTGCTTGTTGAACGGTCCCGTCATCACCATCGGGGCTTTGGCGCCGTTCTCCCAGCATTTCTTGACTGCGGCCTTAAATATCGTCTCAGTCAGAGCCCGCTGAGTGCCGTCAGAAGCGGCAGCAACTAAGCCCGTGCCGGAGTTGAAGCCGCCCTGGGTCCCAGCTCGGTCGTCGCACGTCGTGATCCAGGCTTCATATCCGGCCATGGCGCCCGCAGTGCTATCATCGCCCAAGACAGACGCCTTGTTGCCGCAGATACGGGCTTCGATGTCCGTCCGCAGCGCCTTGCCTTCCTTGGCGATCTGGTAGGCCATCTCTGAAGACCGGCCGGCAGCGTCCACAGCTTCCGCCGTGCTCGATACCTGAACCGTGCCTTCAAACAGTTGCACGACGTTCTTGAGCCGGCCTGGCGTGCTCGGAACAAGGTTGGTGGCGTCGTAGCCTTCGATCACCGCGTTATCGGCGTTGGCCGCACGATGCGTGTCGATGATCCACTCAGGTGTGCGCGTCTTACAAGTGCCTTTCTTGATGCGGGAATAAAACGGGGTGTCCATCGGATCGATGTTCGAGATCGTGTCCGACAGCTGCTCGCGAATGCCGACCATGGCAAACGTCTGCACGGTTCCAGTGGGTAGAGACATGAGCTAAATCCTCAGAGGAGAGAGGCAATCGCCGAAGCAGCGTCGTCCACGGTGCCAGACTGTTGCAGACGGCCCATGGCGCTGTTGTAGGTGGCGGCTTTGCCGTTGACGGTGGACCTGGCTTTGCCAGGAATGAGCTTGGGCTTAGCCGATACGACCTTCGCAGCGGCCTGTGCCGTTGCCTTCTGGGATCGATAGGCTAATGCGTCTTTTGCCAACGCGAAGAACCTGGCATCGGACACTGAATTGATGGTGTCCGCATCTAGGCCGTAGTGGCTTTGCAAGTCGGTGCGTACTTTGTCCGCAACCGTCTTCTCCTTAAGCTCCGGCCAAACCCGCTCAAGCTTTGCTTTCTCCCGGTCCAATCGGACACGGGTCAAAGCCTCCTGCTCTGCGGTCTGTCTCTGGGCAAGCTCGTCATGCTGCGCTTTCGCGCGCTCGTGGGCTTGCTTCAATGCCTCGTGTTGCCGATGCTGCTGGAAATACAGATCGGGGTTGTAGTTCTGAGAATTTGCATCCAACAACGTGATGTCGGGCGGCTGCGGCTGGTTGACCTGCGCCCACTGCTCGATTTGCTGCATCATCCGCTGACGGGTTTGCACCGTCTCGATGATCTGCTGATCCCAGGCTTCCGGTGGCGGGCCTTGCTGCTTCAGCTGGGCCAGCTCCTGCTCGAGCGTCTGCGCCTTGCGATAGCCCTGCACGACCTCATCAAGCTTGTAGCGCGTCGGCTCTTTGCCATCCTCGTCGGGCGGCAGTTCGATATAGGTGTCCTCGTCTTCCGGTTCGGCGTCAGGCTTTGCGGCCTCGACGGGCGCGGCGTCCTCGACCTTGGGGGCTTCCGCTTCTGGCTTGGCGAACTTGCCGTCGTCGGCACGCGCGCGCTCAGGCGCGACATTGCCACCCTTTTCCATCTCGCCGGCCGGGATCGTGTCGATGAACGCGGCTGCGCCATCAAGCGAGCCATCCTGAATAACGGTCATGCTGTCCTCGTTTGCTGGTCAATGACCTTCACGGCCCGCTCGCCGGCCTTGGCTTTGTCGGCAAGCGTGGCCCTGAACTGGCGGATAATCTTGATCAGGAATGCCTGTGTACGGCGGTCTTCATCGCTGCCGGCGTTGATCATCGCCTCGATGGCATCCTCGTGCATGTCATCAAGGATGGTCCTGATCAGGCTGTCATCGAGGAAGCGTTGCAGCCGACGCCCGTCTTCAATCGTCAAGGCGAGGCGGCTGGATTTGTCGCGGGTTGGTTTCATTCGTCCTTCGGCAACGGTTTCCCGCAGTGCGGGCAGAGTTTCTGCTTAGGCTGGGCTTCGCGGTCCAGCCGTTCGATTTCGTCCTGGATCGGATCGGGCTCAATCGCGTCTTCCGCGTTCCTGTCAATCGGAACCGGCAGCGGCAACGGTTTCTCTGGTTTCTCGTCAGGCACTCAATGATCCCCCTGGCCGATAGCTGTCGATCCCATCGCCATCACCCACGTCGGCAGATGACCCGTTGGCGGCCTTGGCCTTGAACTTGGCCTCCATCTTCATCTTCTCACGTGCCAATGCGAACTCTTGCGTGGCCTTCCAACGTGCAAGGTCCATCTCGGCGGCCATGCGTTGCGCGGCGATGTCCTGTTCGGCTGCAATCCGCATCTGCGCGATCTGGTATTCGCTGGCGGCTTTCTGCGCGGCAATCTCACGCTGCAACTGCGCATCGACCTGGGCTTGATCGTTCTTGGCCTGCAATTCCGCAGCCGCCATCTGTTGCTTGGCCTGGAATTCGGCTTGCTTCATCTGCTGTTCGGATTGGAGCCGTGCGGCCTGTAACTGCGCGTCCTGTTGCGCCTTGGCCTGCTCCATCTGCATCTTGGCTTGAGCTTCGGCCAGCTTCGGATCGGGGCCAGGCTCGGGCGGCTGATAGTTCTCTGGGATTTCCTTGAAGAACGCGGAGGCGTCCTTGAATCCCATCGTTTCGACCATGCGTTGCAGCGTGGTCCGATACTCCGCCAGCGTCACCAGCGGATTGGACGGGCCGGCCTGCAATAGAATGTCCTGTTGCGTCTGCTTGACCAGATTGAGGTTGAACAGCTTGCGCTCGCGGCTTTCGCCACCGAGCCCGACGTGAACCGTGACGCTCATCTCGTCCGACCACAGGCGCGGGTCAATCGGTATGGGCTTGCCCTTGATCTTGATCAGACGCGGCTGGTCCTGATGGGCACAGATCAGGCGCAGGATATGGTCAAAGGCTTCCTCGAGCGCCAACCCCAGCCAGCGGGCATAGCTTTCAACCCGCGTCATGCCGGCCGATTGCAGCATGTCCATGCCGCTCGCGGTCTTGGTCAATCCCTTGGGATCGATCCCCTGATTGTGACGGGTGGCGCCGCTGGCCTGCTCTTGCTTCTGGTCTGTGTATTCGAGCCAGGTCAGCGCTTGACCGGACACGTCAGGCGTATCGATTGGCATGATCGCGGTACGCACGTCACCCTTGACGCGGACCACGTGGCCGATGTCGTTATCCAGTAGGGCGTCAATGTCATCAGCCCCCACCGCTTGTGTATTGACGGCTTTCTGGCTGGTGAGAGACTGCGCCAAGCTGTCGAGCGCGCGGCGCGTCAACACCGTCCGAATACGCTGAAAATCGATCATCGTGTCCGCGATGGACCGGCCAGCCAGACGGTGCGGTATTCGGATCGGGGACCAGAACACCAGTTCCGTCCGGTCAACCGCCTCGTTTTCGAGTATCACATCGCCCAAGCGCTTGACATGGCGCAGCTCAACAATGCCGTCGCCGTCGTAGTCGATCCTAACGTCTTCCTCGATCAGCCAGCCCTTGCGGCGCCGATCATGTTCACCCGGCTTGCCGTCGTCCGTCGCGCCATCGCGAAACCGGGCCGTGCGGCGCTCGTCCGTGGTCACTTCCACATCTTCGGCGCCATTGTTCCAAGCCTTGTCCGGTGACTGTAGCTCGGCCTTCTTGTCCGGATACTGGGCTGCGATCTCTGAGACATAAACTTCGCGCTTGCGGCGCAGGTAATCGCTGTCCTTGGCCGAACGGGCGCGGCGGGAGAATGCCACCTCCTCGGGTGGCACGTTCTCGATTACAACGCGGCCCATCTTGGGCTTGTGCCGGACCTCAATCGTGTAGGTCTGTCCGTCTTCGCTGGCTTGGCTCAGGATCTCATACTCAGGATCGTTGACGTATTTAGCCAGTTGCTCGACGGGGAGCCCTTCAATCGTCTTCGGCGGCTTCGGTTCAGGGTCTTTCCACGTGACCTTGATCACGCCGACGCGCTGAAGCATGCCGTCAAAGGCAAAGTCATGAATGATCTGTTCGCCTGGGTTGTCCTTGAAGAACACGTGCGTCAGGTACTCGCCAATGCACTTGGTATCGGCGGCCTGATCGTCGTAGCCTTCCGGTGCCGGCTGTTCTGGCGCTTCACCTTCTGCGGCTGCGTCTTCCTTTTCATCAGGTTCGCTGTCGCTCGAAACCGTGACCAGTTCGTCCGACGACAGAAACGTCCGCATCAGGTGCGGCATGATCCAGTTGATCGTGTCTTCCACGTCGTGCGTGACGATGGACGACCGGCCCTCGACCTCATCGCCGTATTTTTCGCCGTTGTACGCCTTCATCGCCAATGCCTGAGCATGGGCAAACTCGGTGTCGTAGTACGACGCCGCGTCTCGCTCCTCCTCTTTCAGGATTTTCAGCAGTTCGGTGTCGTCCATCGTCTCGGCGTCTGCCGTGTCGATAGGCGTTAGGGCATCCATCAAGCCATTGTTCCTATGCGGGCGCGTTTGTGAACCGACGCGCTCGGCTGGGTCTCAGCCTGTCGCAGCATCATCACGCCAATGCGGGTCGCGCTCATCAAGTCGTCACGTTCCTTCACAATCTTGCCTTCCAGCCGGTGGTAAAGCCGGAACTCCTCGAGCCACTCGACTAGGTTGGAGAACACCTTGAACCGATCCGTCTGCATACGATCCAGCATATCCATCAGACCGGCCTCGACACCGAACCCGCCTTCAGGGTGGGTGGCGTGATCCGGTAGCATGTTGAGATGCTGTGCCCGGTAGCTTTCGGCCAGCTGATCGCCTGACGCCTTGTCATGCTGATAGCCGTCATGTGGCCACGCGCACGGTATCCATTCCCCCCACGGGCGGATGGCAGCGGCATGCATGATCGGCGTGGCTTCCTTCTGGCGATACGCCTTGCACACATAGATTCGGTCGGTGTCGCGGTCCCATGCCAGGTTGACGGCAGCAAACGGATGATCCCAACCGAAATCGAGGCCGTTGATCTGTGGCCAGTGCCTTGGAACCTTCACCGGCTCGCAGATGATCCGGCTTTCTTCTATCGGGAACACACGCCCTGATCCCATTGTCGGGATGCCCTTGGCGCGGGCTTCGCGCTCGTGGGCGGGATAAGACGCGATGATCTGAGCACGCTCGGCGTCGGTGTAGTGCTCCACGTCATAGATGGTCATGCTTGTGACGTGTCGACCCATGGAATGGTTTTGCTGTTTTCTCTGTTAGTGAAAAGTGTCAGCCCGGAGAAGTCGGAGACACGCTAGAATACTATTTCTCACCGAGCAGGAACATCGAAACCACTTCGCTCATTCCAAGCAGCGGCGTGAACGTGATCATCGCAAACTGTCCGCGCTGCCCGCGATTGGTACGGGTCAGCCCTTCTGTGTAGATGTCGAGCGGCGGCTCCTCATCGAACCAGACGCAATCCAGTGTTGGCCCTTGCCACTTTTCCCGGCCTTTTTCGTAGCTCTTGAAGTTCAGCACACTTTCGCTGGCCTGTACGTCACCACCACCGCCCCAACGGACTTGTACGTTATCGAGCAGGTTCGGAACGCCCATCGCCCGATCCCAATCGACCAGGCATTCCTTGGGGATCATCCCGGTTCCCCACGCGCTTTCAATGGTCGGCGGTCCCACAAGGATGCGTTGTGGGTTGTCCCGTGTGCTGTCACCCGTCACGCCTGACGCCCACATATTGACCGGCTTATTGAACGTGGCGCCTTCCCAATCGTCGGGGTAGCGGCCCGTCAGGTGCATGGCGATTTCGGCACCGCCAGCGATTGTCTTCCCAAGCTGGTTGCCGGCCATGAACAGGCGCTCTGAATGGATAGCGCCGGCCGCGTGAAACTCCTTTTGCTTAGTGTACGGGCGGTAGTCCCGCAGCTTGTTCTCCGCTTTGCGGCGTCTCGCTTCCCGTTCCAGATATTGCAGTATCGACGGTATTTGCGAGGGCGCGAAGGGCAGCGATAACGCCGACAAGCTCGTCATCTGACATGTCCCCAAGGGCGTTCGTGTTGACGTTCAATTCCTTTGGCAGGATCGATGCAATGACCTTAAGATACTGGTCTGGCTTATCGATACGGACGGTCTCGATGACCTTTGGTCCATGTTCCTCGAAGTCCCTTTGCAGGGCTGCAACGAACTCTTCACCGAGCTTGTTGCGTGAGCCTTTTGGACGGCCCCTAGGGTTAGCATTGTTGCCGGGGCCGAACAGGTGGGCCGGCCTCGGTTTTTCGTCGGTTGAAATCGTCGGCTCTGTACTCATTGTTTCACGTGCAACTTGCTATGGATGGGGTCATGCGATGCGGGTCTTACTAGCTCTGGTGTTTGGTCTGTGGTCGTGGGGTGCATGGGCTGCGTGTGAGTGCCGGTGCGTCAATGGACAGAACGTGTCTGTGTGCTCGAGCGCGATTGATTTGCCGGTGATGTGCTTACAGGGTGGTTGCCCTATGGCTTTGCCTTACGTGGGCTTGCCGGCTGTCGGTCTGCCGCCCTTGGGCACGTCGTCCTGCTCTGTGGTGCAGGTGATGAACCCAAGGACGATGATGTATGAAGCTCGGACAATCTGCCGTTAGGCTATCTGCATGGTGACGGGGCGCATGCCGGCGTCGGTGCGGATGGTGTGGGTTGAGAGATAGTGGTTGTTTACAACCGTGTGATCTGTGCCGTCCCAGAGCTTACGAATGCGGGTGATGTAGCCGCGCCAGTTGAACCACGGCTTGCGGGGCTTGCCCTCGTATTCCTCGGCCTTCATCAGCCAGCCGGCGACGGTCAGGAAGAGGCTCATGACGATGACGACGAGCAGGGATTGCGACAGCTCCAGGTCTTCGGTGCTGAGATTGGTCAGGCGCTTGAGGTTGCGCATGTCGGCACGGTCCATGCTGGCGACGGACGGGCCAGCGATGCGAGCCTGACGCGCGTGAGCTAGTTCCGTGTTGAGCGCCGCGATCTCGGTGTTCAGCACTTCACGGCGGGATGCCATGGCTTTGTCAGCTTCGGCCTGGCGATAGTCGGCGCAGAATTTGCGGGTTTGCGGGCCCTTGGGTGCGTTGCACTGTTCCGTCAGTTCCCAGAACCGATTGGCCTTCGCCCCGTCAATGCGCTGCTGGATGGCACCAAGCGGGCCAGGATCGGTCTTCCATGCGGATTCACTCTGCTTGGCGAGCAGCATGCCGGCAATGCGATTGACCTCGGCGTCAGTGGTCTGAGACTTGACGGCAGCGGTGCGCTGAATGGTGCTCAGATTGTCCTGGTTCTGGGACGCGATGCCCATCTGAGAGTTGACCTCCCAAGCGATGGCGCCGCAGATCACAAGGCTCCATGCGAACAGGCCACCGATGCTGCGATTGAACCAGGCGGCACACGCCTTTTTGGCGCCGACGAGATGAAAGCCGACGGCAGCGAGACCGAGGAAGATCAGGATTGCCTGAGTGGGTGCGTCCTTGGCCTTGTCGCCGCTGTAGTAGACGACGGCGATAACCGACGCCACGAGCACGCAGCGGATCAGCCATAGCTCAGGCTTGTCGAAAGCACGGCGCATGCCGCCGATCGTGTTCTTGATCATGGGGTGTCCTCCATGGGGGATGGGGACGCAGGGACTAGTGAAGCGTAGCGAATTCGTAGAAAGCATCCGGCGCGTCCATTGCCTCTTGCAGCATTTCGGCTGCCATGCGGACGGCGGTCGCGGTTGGAATGCCGTGGTCGTGCATCACTTCGGCAATCGCGCCGATGAGATCAGGAACATCGACTTCGTATTCGACTTCATAGTCGTCGCGGGCGCTCATTTGCGGCTCAAGTACCAGCCGCCCGCGAGGTAGGCGATTGCCACGTGATCGATGA